CGGGGAATGTAGTACAGCTTGACGGCTCAGCGCGTCTCCCTGCGGTCGATGGTAGTCAGTTGACCAACCTCCCCTCAGGAGCTTCAACGCTTGGCGCGCTCACAGATGTCACATTGACAAGCGCAGCTGATGGGCAGTTCTTAAAGTATGACTCAACCTCTGGGGATTGGGTCAATGGCAACTCAGGGCTGTATGAGGCCTACACATTCACAACCACAGGTACAGTTGCTACCCCAGATCAGCCCAAGACTATTGCCGCGCGTTTGAGCAGTTCTACTGCACAAACCCTGACCTTACCAACAGGGTCATCAGATTTGCTAGGCAGCACTATTAGCCTCACCAATATCAATGCTGGCACATGGACAATTTCAGCCGCAGCTGGTCAGTACATTCGTGGGTTAAGCAGTGCGCCTACATTGACGCAGGATCAAGCGCTGATCTTGACTCTCGTCTTTGATTCGGTGTGGTATGTGGTCGCATATGAGGAGCAGGGTCTTGGCTCGCTCGCAGACGTGAGCATCTCAACCCCATCAAATGGTGAGGCGCTGATCTATAACAGCACAACAGGCGACTGGGAGAATGGCACACCCTCAGCGAGCGTGGCGGCTCTTAATGACATTGGTGACGTAAGCGCTCCGACACCTGCTAACACTAACGTGATCAAGTACAACTCCACATCAGGAGACTGGGAATCAGGCGCGGTCGCTGCCTCTGAGGTATCAGGGCTCGCGACTGTAGCGACGACCGGTGCATATAGCGACCTATCAGGCACACCGACTCTCGCGACCGTCGCGACAACCGGTGCATATAGTGACTTGACCGGCACACCGACCCTCGGCACAGCAGCTGCTCTCGATGTCGGCACCTCAGCCAACAATGTGGTCCAACTCAACGGCTCAGCTCAGCTCCCAGCTGTTGATGGCTCACTACTTACAGGCATCACAGCTACAGTCGCAGCGCTCAATGACATTGGTGACGTGAGCGCGGCGGCTCCAACGAATGGGCAGGTGATCGCATACAACAGCACCTCAGGCGATTGGGAGGCGGCAGACCCAACCAGCGCCCCCGCAAGTGTCACAGTCTCCTCTCCATCGACTGACCAAACGCTGACTGCTCCGTCAGGCATTGAGGAGGTCTACGTCTACACACCGAGCACCACGATCACAGTCAATCTCGCTTCAGCTTCTAGCTGTGGTGTGGGCTTCAAGTATCAGATCAAGAACGCCAGCGCTAACACAATCACGATTGACCCCAACGGCACAGAGACGATTGACGGAGCCTCTACGTTTGCGCTCTCAACTCAATATGCCTCTGTCACCATCGTCACAGATGGCTCTAACTGGTTTATAATTTAAGGAGCTGTCAAGATGACATATAAGCTCTTTAATACATCGAGCTCAGGGACAAGGGTTCAAGATGTTGCGATTGTAGAGATTACGCGCTCATCAAGCTTGAGTATCATATCAGGCAATCAATGCATCTTTGACACCTTGCGCTCTACAGGGGGTCACACGCTGAGCCTAAACACAGGCACAGGTGAGATCACGCTTGACCCCTTCAAGCACTATTACATTCAAGCCTCTATCGACATCACTAGAGGATCTGTCACAAGCTCATTTAACTTCGCGTGGATTGATGAGACAGGCGCTGTCATATCAAACGCTGATGGTGGCTTTGATCAGAATTGGGACTTTCACAGCTCCACAAGCAGCACGAACATTCCTAATGCTACTATGACAGCCATGTATGTCACGCGCTCACCAACAGCCAAGATAAGGCTTAAAGCTATTAGCGTAGCGGCTGGGAGCTCTTTTGATGGGAATCTGTCTGTTATTATTTATGAGGTGACGCCATGAGCTACACGCCAACAGCACTCAACAATAGTGCAATCTTCAGCGCATACAATAGCACCAAGCAGACAGCGACAAGTACAGCAAATGTTATCTTAGCTGTGGATACTTATCAGGGGGTAAACGCTGATAGCATCTCAGCAGGTGGCGTCAGTCTGTTGGCTAAGACGCTCCTGTATGGTGAGCTAAGGACTGATGGAGTCGCTAGTTACTCTGACACTTATGCCACAGCGCTCTCAACTGATTTACAGAATGGTCAAAGAGGGTACCAAGGGGGGACTAACCTTGTGGCGACTGTTAGTCTAGAGGATGGTAATTATATCATCGCCAATACAGGGAACGCATATCTCAAGACTTATGCCTTCAACACCGACTCAAGGGCTGACTCAGAGATAAGTGAAACTAGGCTATTCGGCCTCCTGCTCAATAATTAAAGAGGTCAATCATGTCATACCTCCCAGAGACAACAGCGCTAGTTAAAACAAAGCTATTGGCAGATACCTTCTATCAAGATGATGGTGGAACAAGCGTAAACTCCTCGTTTGAATACATTGCACCTTCCCCATTGAACACAGGAGTAACATTAGGCGGCACGACTAATTTTACTGTTTATTCAGGCTCAAGCTGGTATTTGGAGTTCTCTCCTGGCGTGAGGTGTAGCGGTCGTAATGGGATTGCAGAGATTCAGCTTTATAATGTCACTGCTAGTCAATGGATCGGACAGAGCGCTTATATGTGCGTCCAAACCTCGCTTGGCTCTAGTGCGAGACAGGGGCGCAGGGTAGCTAGGGCGCTGATTTTAGATTCAGAGATCACCACCTCTGCAACCATTCAGCTTAGAATAAAGTCGATCTTTGGCACTTTGTGGTCTATGAGTCAAACAGGAACAGGAATGGCAAACATTGACTATGCTGGCGCGGCCTGTGCTCGCATTGTCGAGCTCCCAAGCTAGAGGAGATTAAAATGAACTGGGACAAGCTAAAGGACATCATCACGATCGCCCTCATTCCTGTGCTCGGTTGGGTAATGATTACGATGCGCGACATCGGCACCCTCCAAAACAGGGTCGAGCAACAAGCGAGCCAAATTATGAAACTCGAGGCTGAGGTCAAGAGTGTAAGTCAGCGCACGCAGGCGATCGAGGTGCAGTCGGCAAAGATCGAGGTTAAACTCGAGGCGCTCAGTGCTCAGCTCACGCGCATCGAGCGTATGCTGTCAGTGTATGAGACTGCTAAATGATCAAGCGACCGAGTGACATCAATCTGTCTCACGGTCTAGTGATCGTGATCGTGTGGAGCATCATCTTGCTCGGTGTCGGTGTGTATCTCGGTGCATCGTTGGTCGATGTAGAGTGCGAGACTTGCGAAGCTTCACTTGAGGACGCGATCGAGCAGCTGCACATCTGCGAGCAGAAACTCTTGATCCCTGATGCTGATCGGTGTGAAGATGAGCGCCTGTCAGAGCGCAAGCTTTGTGGGGATAAGCTCACAGAGTATAAGCGCCTGAGATGCAAGATCTGCGAGCTAACTCATGATTCATATCCTCCTGAGCCTAACGATCCTCGCGACACCGGCAGCGCCTCTCGCGATTGAGATAAGTGAGCCTCTCACCTTAACTACAGGCGAGACGCTCGAGGCGCGTTATCTCGAGCCAAGCGACGAGTTTTGCTTGAAGCTCGAGGACTTCGCTCAGCTTCAAGGTGATCAGCTACATGCGAAAGTGTATTGGGAGGGTCGGATTGATCGGCTCAAAGCTGACTTTGTCGTAAAGCTCGGTGATGTGCAGAGAGCTCATCGCGAGGTACACAAGGCGTTTCTCAAAGAGCAGGAGCTCTTAAAGGCAGAGCTTGCAGAGTCGATCAAGCAACGAGATCTTGCTCGAGCTGACATGTGGTGGTGGCGTGGTGCGACGCTCGCGCTCGCCCTCTCAACAGGCGTCACGGCTGTATATCTGATCAGTCGCTGACTTTAACCGGGGCCGATGGCCCATAGAAGGATGGTGATCCATGCAGAATGATCTGCTTGGCAAGGTGGCTTTCTCTGCTCAATACGCTCGCCCGCTAGTGGGTGGTGGTGGGCGTGAGCTTTGGGATCATGCAGTCAGTAGAGTCGAGGCGATGCACCTCAAGAGATACCCTCAAGTCGTCGGGCAGACGATGAGCGCGTTTAAGCTCGTGAGACAGCAACGAGTGTTCCCATCGCAACGATCGACACAGTTTGGAGGGCGAGCCATCGAGCGCAACAACATGCGCATTTATAACTGTACATACTCGCCTTGCGATCGCCCTCGATTCTTCTCAGAGGCTTTCTGGTTGCTGCTCTCAGGCTGTGGCACTGGCTTCTCGCTGAGACAGAAAGACATCGCGCGCCTGCCTCGTCTGCTGACACCGAGCGAGATGGTCAGGCGCGAGCGTCGTGTGCATATGATCAGCGACTCGATCGAGGGATGGGCAACGGCAGTCAACATGCTCATCGAGAGCTATCTACACCGAGGATATTATGAGGACTACATCGACTGGCGCTTTGACTTCTCTCTGATCCGAGCCAAGGGTGCACCGATCAGCTCAGGAGGCTTTGCACCTGGGAGCAAGCCACTAGCAAAGGCGCTCGAGCAGATCGACAAGATGCTAAGTCGACTCTGCCTCACCAAGATGCCTCGACTGCGCTCGATCGACTGCTTTGACATCATGATGCTCTTGAGCGAGGCGGTGCTGTCAGGTGGCGTGCGTCGCTCTGCCTCGATCGCGATCTTTGATGAGAACGATCATTTAATGCTTAATAGCAAGGTCGGTGACTGGTACATCGATCACCCACAGCGAGCCTATGCAAATATCAGCGCAGGGCTCTCGATCACCGATGCCGACCGATCAACAGTCGATCAGATCGTGGAGCTCGCGAAACAATGGGGCGAGCCCGGTGTGATGTGGTGCGCTAACGAGCATCACGGCACAAACCCTTGTGCAGAAATAGGTCTCTTTCCCTACGTCGTAACCGACCCAAAGGGCAACCAGGTGACCGAGATCACGCTTGACCTGCTCGAGCGTCGCGAGCACTTTGAGCGCCTTGGGTATGAATGGGTCTCTGGTTGGGCCGTCTGTAACTTGACCGAGATCAATGCAGCCAAGATCGAGACTCGTGAGCAGTTCCTCGAGGCGTGCGAGGCAGCTGCACATATAGGAACACTTCAAGCAGGGTATACTTATCAAGGTTATTTGCTTTTAGTGACTAAGGTCATCTTACAGCAAGAGGCGCTGCTCGGTGTCAGCATCACCGGCATGTGCGCAGCTCCTGAGCTCATGTTTAATCCTGAGCTCCTCGAGGAGGGCGCGCGCGTCTGCATCGAGACCAACGCTAAGACAGCAAAGGCAATCGGCATCAAGCCTGCCTCACGAGTGACGACCGTCAAGCCCTCGGGCAACACATCGACCGTCGCGGGCACATCTGCCGGTGTGCATCCTTTCCATGCGCGACGCTATATCAGGCGCATGAGGATTGCCAAGGTAAACCCAGTTTGGGCAGAGCTCGTGAGCAAGGTGCCAGAGGCTTGCAGTGACATCGATGAGCACACCGGTGTGATCGCCTTTGCCTGCTCAGCACCAGAGGGAGCGCTGACTCGTGAGGACGATACAGCGCTCGCACATCTCGAGCGCGTGCGCCTCGTGTATCAGCACTGGGTCTTGCCGGGCTCAAAGCAGACGAGGGTCGAGGGCTTAACGCACAACGTGAGCAACACCTGCACCGTTAAGCCTGATGAGTGGGGCGATGTCGCTGATTTTCTTTGGGAGGCACGAGGCGAGCTCAGAGGCGTCGCGCTCCTCGGTTGGTTTGGGGACTCGGCATATAATAACGCGCCTTACCAGACGGTCGAAGAGGGCACAGAGGCCGAGGCGCTTTGGTTAAAGCTTGCAGAGATAGACTGGTCAGGTGTAGACCTTCAACACCTTGACTCTGACTACTTTGACGCGCAGCTCGAGCCTGCTTGCTCATCGGGACAATGCACGATCACTCCGTAATGCACTCGACCCTGGTTCTGATGCTCGTCTGCCTGCTCAGCTACTTTGCAGACGAGATCGCGAACAGTATTGGCGATAACGCTTGGGCTTTCTCGCTCGTCGCTGTGATCGCATACGGTGCGCTCGCCTGCTAATAAGAAACCCTTAAGCGCTGAGCCCCCCACTGTTAAAATGAGTGTGCGCTTAAGGGTCATGTAGTTGCCTCGCCAAAGGCAGCTCCATTCAAGGAGGCTCTCTTTATGGCAGAGGTCGCGCGCCTCGTCAAGCCTTGCGTTTCTTGTAGCCTGCCTGAGCGAGCGCCTGCTCGATCTTAGGTTGCATCAGCCAAGCAGACCCGAGCACGCGAAACGCGAGCACCTGGTCGATCGCCTCGTTATTATCATACGCCTTAACCAGAGGTAGCTTGCCTTGTGCGACTCGATGCACCTCAAAGAGATCAAGATCGGTCGTGTAGTGCCTTTCGATTTGGTGCTGCACCTCTGCCTTTAATTGCACCTCTGAGCTCGACTCGTACATGCTCATGAGATGATCACGCAGCTGCACGAACATCGAGAAGCTCTTAAATGCTTTGATCTCTGTCCTGTTGGTGAGCGTTACGATAAAGGGCAACGTCACACCATCGCGCACAAACTCGGCCTCGTCGTCGATCCATTCAATGATTACCTCGCGCTCTGTCTTGCCTTGGCCTGCCTTGCCCTTGCGCCTTGGTCGTGCAGGCTCAGGCTTTGGCTCAGGTGGGAACAAAGGCACCCAGTCTGGATTTATCCTGAGCCCAGGTGCGTTGCTCATCGACAGATCGCCATCAATCGACGCGACGATGCCTGCACCCTTGGTCGAGCGCTTAGACTTGAACACCGGCATGTACTTGCTGCGCAGCTCTGTGGTGTCGACGCGCTCTTGCTCGTTGCTCGCGTATGCCTCCTCGAGCATCTGAGTTAGGCGCTCAGGGTGATGTGTTGCAAAGTATCGCTTGATCTCGCTCAGGTCGATCTCGCGATTATCTGTCACGATGCTCTCGTCATCCCACAGCAGCCGATCGCGTCGCTCGTTTGGGTAGCACCCTCTGATCACACCATCGCTCTGCACACCTCGATGAGGAGGGCGCACGATCAGCAGCACTTTCTTAATCACATCATCATGTGAGATTCCCCAGCTGCGCGCCTCGCGCTTGCCATACGTCACATGATAGAGCTCGCCTTTGTACTCGAGCGCGCTGTATCCCGACAAAGCTTTTGCAGAGAGAGCGCTTGTTGTTTTGGGGTCTGCCTTATTGTATGGGACGTCAACATAAAGAACATCGATCATGAAGCCTTGATGCTCGATCGTGTCGGTGTGCTTGACATAGCGATAGAGGACATCAAGCAAGCCTTTTGCCCTGTAAGCAGATGCTGTGCTTGATTCATTGCCGATCTTTTCACTTATTGATATTTGTGCATCTATCTTAATAAATCGACTTGAGATGTAGTGGGGTATCGACTTTCGAGACCAGCTTGCACCGACTGAGTCGGCATCACGATCAGCACCTAGCAGCATCACGATCGTGCCATGCTTATCAATCTTTGCAGCCTCTTTGCACTCCCACCATTTAACACCCTCATACCCATCAGGATACTCAAGGCGCAGGTCATCAAGCGAGACGACATTAGCTTGTGACCCATCAGGCATCCTCGTGCAGATCGTGTCGAGCTCGCCCTCTTCGTCGATGTACTCGATCGGCCTGAGCCCGACTCGATCGCCTGCCTCGTCGTAAGTGAACCAGATCATAGCGCCTTCTGGGTTCTCAGTTGACCAACTCAGGAACACGACGCCATAAGGATTTGCGAGCAGTGTGGTTGCTTTCACACCGATGCCGAAATTATCGTGATAGCTGCCCTCGGTCGTCTTGGAGCTGCTGTTGTACTGAGCGAGATATTCATACATCTCTCGCGCAGTCATACCCTTGCCATCATCTGCAAAGCAGATCTTGTTAATGCCGAGCATCTCATACTGAGGGTCGAAATAAACGCGCATAGTCGTCGCGCCTGCCTCAACTGCGTTGACGTAGATCTCGCGCACAAACTGCATTGGGGCGACCTCGCGCATAAAGCGCTTGAGCGTCGACGTGGGATTCTTATCCTTTAGGGCTTGGAAGGTCATGCTGTCTCCATTCGTTCGGGGTGATGTCGTATGCCCCACCACGATTTGAGGTTGCTTAGAAGATGCCTAGTCGAGCATCTGAAATGCCGAGCTTGAGCGCTCGCTTATGCAGCTCGTCGATCGCGTCTGGCGTTGCGTTGTTGGGCTTGTTCGCAAGAGCCCAGAGACCACAGACAAACACCTCGAGGTCGTCTTTCGTTTTGACGCTCTGCCCTCGCTTGATGATCTGTTGCACATCGTCTTGATTCTCCCACTCGTGCTCGCTTACCTCGCCTGTCTCTATATCCAGATCACCGATCTGTGAGATCTCATACAGCTCGCGAGCTGCTTGCTGATACTCTTGCGCCTGTGCATCCTCGACCGGTGGCGCGCTGTGCTCGATGGCCTTGTGCTGTTGAGGTGGCGCGCTCGGTGCTGCGCTCGGCCTCGGTGCTGCGCTTGGCTGCCTGGTCGGTGTGCGGAGCTCCTCGCCTAGTGAGTCGGCACTAATCTGCGCGCGCTCATCATCATTCATGCTCATGTTATCTGCGATCTCGTCTGGGCTGTACATGCCAGAGGTCGCGTCAGGATACACAGCGCGGAGCATGAGCGTGAGCGCTCGCGCTCTGAGCATCTGTTGAGGCATCTGCTGCCAGTTGCGGTTCCTCGTCAGACCCTGCGCCTTTGCCATGTCGAGCGTGTAGGTGAACACATGCTTGATCTCCTCGGGCTCATCGGTGCGCGCACACTCATATGTGCAGTGTGTATCATCCCAGCTCGTGATCACCATATAACGACAGAGACCCGAGCGACGCACGATGCCCGCCATCGCGTCGGCATTTAGCGACGCCTTACCTCTGAGCATAAAGCTGTTGTTTTGCGTGATCGCCATATCACCGGCAAAGTGAGCGCCAAAGGCAGCGTGCAGGCGCAGGCAGTCGCGAGGGTTGTCAGAGATGAGAGATGCGATCTCTTTTGCTTGGTCGAGGGTCTTTGGTGTGTAGATGCTCATGTGTCTTGCTCCATTCGTTGGGGTTGTTTAGCTGTTGAGGGCGAGGCGCTGCTTAAGGCTCTCGCAACGGTTGTGCAGGTCTTGGTCTCGTGTGACGTACCAGGCTCGAGCGATGTGGAACCAGTCCTTGCTTGACATCACAAAGCGTCGCCCGGTGCGCTCACTCACCCAGTGCTCGATGCTGTTCTGGGTCGAGTCGTGATAGTTGGCAGGGCTGATCGGATGAATCGCATCATGAATCGCGATCTGATGCACGAGGTGCGCGATCTCGTCGCTCTTAAATTGTCGACTCGTAAAAGGATCGGGCTTGCGCTCTGGCTCAGGTGCTCGGGTGAGTCGATCAGTCGCGAGACCAATAAGACCACAGAGTGCGAGTAAGAACACAAAGGCAAAGAGGATGAGTAGCACGTCGATCATTTGTCGAGCTCCTGTGCGATAGTAATGAACATATCAGGTGTGTAAGTGGTTGTGCCTGTAAGACGATTGGCTGCCATAGCGATTAAGGTTGCGACCTTAATTGATGGTGTGGTTGATCCGTTGAGAATCTGGCTCAAGTAAGATCGGTTGACATTGGCCTCCTCTGCTAGGTGACCAAAATTATATCGACCAACCTTGAGGTCTTTCTTTAGGCGCTCTTTCATGATGGCTCCTTGTGATGTGGTGATGATCCCTTGTGCCACACTCCATACACTAAGTCAACAAATATTTTCACACAGCCAACAAACTAAAGTTGACCAAGCCAAACAAAAGGTTTACATATAGAGCACCACCAACGAGAGGAGCTCTCATGAAAGAGTTTGATGTGCGTCGAGCGATCGGCCTCGATGAGACTTTAACCACTGCGCAGAAGTACACCCTAATCATGCTATGCACTCGCCTCGACTGGCACACTTGGACAGGGCAAGTCAGCGCTCGCGATATTGCCAAGGTCTCAAGCCAAGGCGAGCGACAGGTCAAGCGCCATCTGGCATCGCTCAAGAAAGCAGGGTGGCTCGAGCGCCTTGTTGAGCTGCGCTCTGACACACCTCGCCTGCATCACAAGGCAGACACCCGGCTGAATGTGGAGCTTGTCCAGAGCATACTCGACAACAGACCACAGACTGCACCACCGGCAGAGATCAGCCCTGTCTATGTCACAAGTGACACTAGTGGCGAAAGTGACACTAGTGGCGTTTATGACATGGGTGACAAGAGTGGAGATTTTACCAATTCTGTCACTAGTGGCGAAAGTGACACTAGTGGCGAAAGCGACACAGGTGGGGTGTCAGATGTGACACAGGTGGGGTGTCACAAACGACACTGGGGTAGTGTCATAAGTGACACAGGGGGGGTGTCACTTTCGCCACCCAATAACAATATAGATCAATATAATATCAATATAGATCAATCTTCTCTCAATACAGAGGCAGAGCAAGAGCCAGAGGCGCGCGAGGAGTCGAGCGAGGTCTATTGGGAGTATGAGAGGGGGAGTGTTTGGTGTGATCGATGCAAGCAGCATGTGCCAAACGATCAGCCTCACACCTACCCACACTCAAAACTAATCTGCTCAGATGTGGAGCCGACTGAGAAGGTGCTCGAGAAAGCTTGGGACGACGCTTGGTCAAAGCACGAGCTTGAGCCGATCACCGAGGAGCTGCGCGACGGTCTCTGGTATGTCTCGCGCATTGATGATCGGCTCGCGTACCGACAAGAGGTGCACCGGCAAGTAAAGCATCACAAGCGATACGATGTGCGCGACGCGCTATTGATCGGTGACGAGCTGTTTAATAAGATGGCTCAGGAGTTCATCGCTCCTCAAAGCGCGATCGATTGGGTAACACTCCAAGCCTCGGGACACCTCCCAAGCATCTCGACACCGGCAGCGCCTCCCAAGCCGAGCAACGTCTACACAGTGACGATCGAGCAACAGCAACGAATGAAAGAGATCGATCGAGCTTGGGCAACCGGGGCCGATCACACGACGAAAGCGACTAATGGATGGTAAACTATAGAGAGATCAATGCAGAGAACTTTCCTGCTAGTGAGTGGGTAAGCAGCTCGGGCGTGCTCACGACGACGCCTCTGCCATACTGTGACGAGTGCGAGCAGGGATGGATCAGCGTTGAAGGCGAGCCCGGTCAAGCGCGCATCGCCAAACGATGCCCGACTTGTCACCCTCTTCGACAAAAGCTCAAGCATCTCGAGCGCGCTCGTCTGCCGTTCGTTGCTCACAAGCATCTCTTGCGCGATTACGAGTGGGATACACCAGAGCAGGCAGAGCGCGTCGGTGCTGTGCTCGACTGGTTACATGGTCGCACTGATCCGATCGATCGCCCTTGCGTGATGATGTACGGCAAGCCGGGCAACGGTAAGAGCTACATGCTACATGTGCTCGGCAAGCACGCTTGTTTTAATGGCAAGCGCGCGCTGTTCCTCACTCACGAGGGATACATGCTTGACCTCAGAGCGAGCTTTAACAGAGACAGGCGCATAGATTTTCATGAGATGCTTGAGCGCGTTGACCTGCTCTGCCTCGATGAACTTGGAGGTATGGGAGGCGGTGGGAATTGGACAGCATGGTACAAGGCTCAAGTGCTCGAGATGATCTCAGCCATGTATGATCGTTGGGCAGCTAAGAAACTCTCGATCGTAATGACGAGCAATCTCGTGCCTAAACAGATCCTCGATGATCTATGCGAGCGCAACACAGCAGCCGAGAGCCGACTTGCTCAGATGTTCGGCAAGCCGGTGCGCATGATCGGCCCTGATCGTCGCGCGAGCTCCTCTGGTAATGGGTGGCGATGATGCCTGACAATACAAAGACAAGCCCAGAGATCATCGAGCGCGCTCGAGAGTTAAGAGCACAAGGTCTGACGGTGCGCGCCATCGAGCATCAGATGCTCAACGAGGGTCATAAAGTCACACATGTCACGATCCACAGGTATACAAAAGACATATACAGCCCACCAAAGCCCAAGACCAAAGCAGAGAAGAGATCAACGAGGCGCGCATGGTACAGACGCAACGCTGAGAAGATTAATGCACGCTTGCGACACGAGCGCGCAAACGAGAGCGCAGAAGAGAGAGCAGATCGCCTCGATTATGAGCGACTGATGCGATCTCTTAAGAAAGGCAGCTAAGTAGACAGCGCGATGCTCAACAGTCTGGGCATACCCTCTACAGTGAGCACCGAGTCGAGCACAGCTCTCGCATAAGCTCTGATCTCAGCCTGCGCATGATGGTCGAGCCTCAGCTTTAAAAAGTGGATCAGCGCGTGCAGGCTACAAGACCAGTAGCACTCGCTCATCAGCGACAGAGGCAGACAGGCGCGCGCCTGCTCTTTACAGACACCAGCGCTCAAGAGCTCCTCGTATGCCTGAAAGCTCGCCTCGATTGCTCGGTCATAGATCATCTGAGCTCGCAGCGCATCATCCTCAGCCATCGGCCCGGCACTGCCCTGCTTGACCTGATCAGCTTGGGCTCTCCATGCGTCCGGGCTCCAAGCCTCATGCTCAAATTGCACATACCTGCCCGAGATCTCATTCCACGCGCATCCGACCTGATGTTTCATCCATTGACGCAAAACAAACACCGGTGCCTTTATGTGAAACTGAAACTGCACATGACGAAAGGGCGATGTGTGCTCGTGCGACCATAGATAGTCGATCAAGCGCCAGTCTGCCTCGCTCATCTCATCTGCCTGCCGACCCATCGAGACTCGAGCGCTGTTCACCACCGACAAGGGCGAGCCCATTACGTCGATGAGCTGCACCGAGCCAGACTGCGTTGCAATTCTTTCGTGTATCATTTACGATCCTCTCGTGTTAATAAGGG